GTGGAGCAAGACAGCGGACTGGAGTTATCTCTAAATGAAGTTGAAGATTTTACTCAAGAGTTGGAGGTACCGGCGAGCGCTCCAGCGCCGGCAGCCCAGGGTGGAGTGGGACATATTGACAGTTTGTTAAGATGTAATAATGTAAAAGCAGTATTGTTGCATAAATTTAAGGAAGCGTATGGAGTCAGTTATAACGAACTCACCAGACAGTTCAAAAGTAATAAGACATGCTGCAAACATTGGGTATTGGCCATATATGGTGCAAAAGAAGAACTAATAGATGCGTCTAAGCAATTGTTACAACAGCATTGTTCTTATATTTGGGTTCAAACATATACACCAATGTCACTATATTTGTGTTGTTTTAACGTTGCGAAAAGTAGAGAAACAGTTATAAAGTTAATACTTTCCATGCTGCAAATTAATGAAAATAATATTTTATCAGAACCTCCAAAAAATAGAAGCGTACCTGTAGCTTTATTTTGGTACAAAGGCAGCATGAATCCAAATGTATATGCATTTGGAGAATATCCTGAATGGATTGTGACACAAACTATGATACAGCATCAAACTGCTGACAGTTTACAATTTGACTTGTCTCGTATGATTCAATGGGCCTATGATAATGATCATGTTGATGAATGTAGTATTGCTTATAACTATGCTAAATTAGCTGATATAGATAGCAATGCAAGAGCTTTTTTAGCTCAAAACAGTCAAGCAAAACATGTAAGAGATTGTGCACAGATGGTTAGACACTATAAAAGAGGTGAAATGCGAGAGATGTCAATCTCTGCTTGGATTCATCATTGTATATCTAAGATCGAAGGCGATGGACAGTGGCAAGACATTGTTCGATTTCTGCGATTTCAGGGATTGAATTTTATAGTATTTTTAGACAAATTTCGATCATTTATACAAAACTTTCCAAAGAAAAACTGTATATTGATATATGGGCCGCCAGACACAGGGAAGTCAATGTTTACTATGTCATTAATGAAAGCTCTTAAAGGACAGGTGCTATCATTTGCAAATTCTAAAAGCCAATTTTGGCTGCAACCTTTAGCAGATGCCAAAATAGCTCTATTGGATGACGCGACAGAGGTATGCTGGCAATACATTGATATGTTTTTACGAAATGGATTGGATGGAAATATAGTATCTCTAGATATGAAACACAGAGCACCTTGTCAAATGAAATTTCCACCATTAATAATTACATCTAACATAAGTTTAAAAAAAGAAAAGAAGTACCCTTATTTGCATAGTAGAATTTATGAATTTGAATTTCCAAACAAATTTCCCTTTGATTCAAATGATAAACCTTTGTTTAAACTTACTGACCAAAGCTGGGCGTCTTTTTTTAAAAGGCTTTGGATACAATTAGGACTCAGTGATCAAGAAGACGAGGGAGAGGATGGAAGCACTCAGCGAACGTTTCAGTGCACTACAAGAGAAGTTAATGGACCTGTATGAATCAGGTTTAGAGGATCTTGAAACACAAATACTACATTGGAAACTTTTAAGACAAGAACAGATTATATTTTACTATGCAAGGAAACGTGGAATCACCCGTTTGGGGTACCAGCCAGTTCCATCTTTAGCATCATCAGAGACTAAAGCAAAAGATGCTATAGCAATTGGGCTTTTGCTGGAGAGTCTGCAAAAGTCACAATATGCAAACGAGCCATGGACATTAGTAGAAACTAGCTTGGAGACAATAAAGAGTCCTCCAGTAGATTGTTTTAAAAAAGGCCCTAAAACTGTGGAAGTATATTTTGATGGAAATCCTGCAAATGTTATGCCATACACAGTATGGTCATATATATACTATCAGACTGATGAGGACACATGGGAAAAGGTTGAAGGACAAGTGGATTATACAGGAGCATATTTTTTTGAGGGCAACTTTAAAAACTATTATATAAAATTTGAAAATGATGCAAAGCGCTATGGTACTACAGGAATATGGGAAGTGCATGTTGATAAAGATACTGTCTTTACCCCTGTTACTAGCTCAACGCCGCCAGTTGGAGACGCCTCCAACAACACCGTTCCCGAAGCCGTTTCCGCCTCCGTGTCCTCCCCCCAACGGTCACCATCCACCAACCGCCGATACGGCCGAAAAGCGTCTAGCCCTACAACCACCTCCAGGAGGCAAAAAAGGCAAAGAGAAGAAACCAGGCGAAGAAAAACCAGATCAAGGTCCCGAAGCAGAGAGCAACGGGGAGGGAGGGAAACCAGACGATCCTCCTCCAGAGGATCCTCAAAATCCCCCAGGCGGGGAGGGAACGGTGGAGGGGGGCCCCTCACCCGGTCACGGTCCCGATCCCGAACCCGAAAAACAGAATCTGTTGGAGGGGGTGGCGTTGCACCTAGTGAAGTGGGAGCAACAGTTCGATCGCTTAGTAGACACAATAGTGGTCGACTTGCGCAATTATTGGATGCAGCTAAAGACCCCCCAGTAATCCTACTACGCGGTAATGCTAATACCTTAAAGTGCTATCGCTGGAGATTTAGAAAGAAGCATGCTGGCAACTTTCGCTTTGTTAGTACAACGTGGTCGTGGGTTGGGGGTAATTCTAATGACAGAATAGGGCGTGCTAGGATGCTAATAGCATTTGATACTGATCTTGAAAGAGATAAATGTATTCAACAAATGAAATTACCTTTAGGTGTAGATTGGTCCTATGGGCAGTTTGATGATTTATGATATGCTTTTCTATTTAACACACTAACATTGCCTATAACTAATTTTATACTAACTTATATTGCTACTAACACAATGGTGCGGGCGCAAAGAACTAAGCGAGCGTCTGTTACTGATATCTACAGAGGCTGTAAAGCCTCTGGGACATGTCCTCCTGATGTTCTTAATAAAGTGGAGCAAAATACACTTGCTGATAAAATACTAAAATATGGCAGTGTTGGTGTGTTTTTTGGTGGACTTGGAATAGGTACTGGTAAGGGTACCGGTGGAGCCACAGGCTATGTCCCATTAAGACCTGGAGTCAGAGTGGGTGGTACTCCTACAGTGGTCCGCCCTGCAGTCATACCTGAAATAATTGGTCCAACTGAATTAATACCAGTTGACTCAATAGCACCAATTGACCCCGAAGCACCATCAATAGTCTCATTAACAGATAGTAATGCAGCTGCTGACCTTTTCCCCACTGAGGTAGAAACTATTGCAGAAGTACATCCGGTCCCTGTGGATGTAGGTATAGATACACCTATTGTAGCTGGAGGTCGCGATGCCATTTTGGAAGTGGTGGATACCAATCCTCCAACAAGATTTACTGTTACAAGAACACAATATGATAATCCTTCATTTCAAATTATTTCTGAGTCCACGCCAATAACAGGAGAGGCATCTCTTGCTGACCATGTTTTAGTGTTTGAAGGATCCGGAGGTCAGCAAGTAGGTGCAGCAACAGAAGATATAGAATTAGATACATTTCCCTCAAGGTATTCTTTCGAAATTGAGGAGGCTACACCACCACGTAAAATCAGCACACCTATTGAAAGGATAAGTCAAGAATTCAGGAATTTACGTAGAGCACTATATAATAGGAGATTAACTGAACAGGTACAAATAAAGAACCCTTTATTTTTAACCACCCCATCTCGACTGGTGCGTTTCCAGTTTGATAATCCTGCGTTTGATGAGGAAGTTACACAGATTTTTGAAAGAGATGTTGCTGCAGTAGAGGAACCTCCAGATAGAGATTTTTTAGATATTGAACGCTTAGGAAGGCCTCTTTTTACAGAATCTGCAGAAGGTCGTGTTCGAGTAAGTAGATTAGGACAACGTGCCACTATTGAAACACGTAGTGGAGCACGTATTGGCTCCCGTGTACATTTTTACACAGATTTAAGTACAATTAACACAGAAGAATCTTTAGAATTGCAGTTACTGGGTGAGCATTCTGGGGATGCCTCAATAATTCAAGAACCATTTGAAAGTACAGTGATAGATATGAATATGGACAATCTTGAAGATATTGCAGACACTTTGGACAGTGCTTCTGATTACAATTCTGCAGATTTGTTGTTAGATCATGCAATTGAAGAATTTAATAACTCTCAGTTAGTATTTGACTCTTCTACTGGGCCTACAACTTCATACACTGTACCAAGGTTTGAGTCTCCAAGGGAAACAATTGTCTATGTGCAAGATATTGAAGGCAATCACGTAGTGTATCCTGAACCCACTGAAAGGCCTGCAATAATATTTCCAGCACCTAATATTCCTGCGGTAATTGTACACATAATAGACACGTCTTTTGACTATTACTTACATCCCAGTTTAAGAACCAAAAGGCGCAAACGCAAATATTTATAATGTTTTTCAGATGACCCTCTGGCTGCCAACATCTGGTAAGATTTATTTACCACCTACACCACCTGTGGCCCGAGTGCAAAGTACGGATGAATATGTGGAAAGAACTGACATCTATTATCATGCAACTAGTGATCGATTACTAACTGTAGGCCATCCATATTTTGATGTAAGATCACAAGATGGCGCCAAAATTGATGTGCCTAAAGTTTCAGGAAATCAATACAGAGCCTTTAGAGTAACATTTCCAGATCCTAATAAATTTGCACTAGGAGACATGACAGTACATGATCCTGATAAGTACAGATTAGTATGGGCTTGCAAGGGTCTGGAAATTGGTCGAGGTCAACCTTTAGGAATAGGCAGTACAGGCCACCCACTATTTAACAGGCTACGTGATTCTGAAAATCCTAGTGAACGGCAGGAAGGCACACCAGATGACAGACAAAATGTTTCATTTGATCCCAAACAAGTACAAATGTTTATAATAGGATGTACACCATGTGTAGGGGAATACTGGGATACAGCCCCTGTATGTAAGGATGCAGGTAGTCAATTGGGCTTATGTCCTCCTCTGGAATTAAAAAACAGTGTTATAGAGGATGGGGACATGTTTGATATAGGTTTTGGTAATATTAACAATAAAACTCTATCTTATAATAAGTCTGATGTGAGTTTAGACATTGTTAATGAAGTATGCAAATATCCAGATTTTTTAACAATGTCTAATGATGTGTATGGAGACGCATGCTTTTTCTGTGCCCGAAGAGAGCAATGTTATGCTAGACATTATTTTGTTCGGGGAGGTCAGGTTGGAGATGCAATACCTGACGAGGCAGTCCAACAAGATCACAAATATTATTTACCTTCTGATACACGACGCACTTTAGAAAACTCCACCTATTTTCCCACCGTAAGCGGGTCGTTGGTGACCTCTGATGCCCAACTATTTAATAGGCCCTTTTGGTTAAAACGTGCACAAGGACATAATAATGGCATATTATGGAATAACCAAATTTTTGTAACTGTAGCAGATAATACACGCAATACTAATTTTAGTATCAGTGTTAAAAGTGAGGATAGCTTAGCAAATTATAATGCTAGTAATATTAGAGAATATATGAGACATGTTGAAGAGTATCAGTTGTCTTTTATATTACAATTGTGCAGAATACCTTTAAAGGCTGAAGTTTTAACACAAATCAATGCAATGAACTCTGATATTTTAGAGAATTGGCAATTGGGCTTTGTACCTACACCAGATAATGCAGTACACGATACATATAGGTATTTAGCCTCAAAGGCCACTAAGTGTCCTGATGCAGTACCTGAAACCCAAAAAGAGGATCCTTTTGGAAAGTATTCATTCTGGAATGTTGATATGAAAGAAAAATTGTCGCTGGATTTAGATCAGTATCCTTTGGGCCGTAAATTTCTGTTTCAAATTGGGTTACAGCGTGTTAGGTCCGGTATTAAACGACCTGCACCTAAGAAAGTAACCAAAACTGTGAAAAAAAGAAGAGTGCAATTGTAACCGTTTTCGGTCGCCTCAATAAAAATATATTAACTAATCTGGTATGTGAAGTATTTTTTGACCACGATTGTGACTAAACCGAACAAGTCAACACCGGCAACCGCACCCGTTTTTCTCATTATAAATTCCTCGAGGTAAGATTAGCATCAGTAGATACCATCAGCACCTGGAGCGACCGCCAAGACTTTGCCAAGTTGGCAGAACATCTGCTGGCAAGCAAGTGCACCGATAACGGTAAGAACTTTTAATTTTCAACCGTAGGCGTTCATTTATAATGCATGGCAACAATTGTGGTTAACAACAATCATATGCCAAAAATACATGCAACCGCTTGTGTTAATGTATTCTGCACAGTATTATTTAAGTAGGATGTGCTGTATTAAATTATTCATGGACTCGTCGCGACCACTGACGGTGCAGCAACTTAGTGATAAGTTGACAGTACCTGTAGTGGACCTATTGCTACCTTGCAAATTTTGTTATAGATTTCTAACATATTTAGAATTACGTCAATTTGATTATAAACGTTTGCAACTGATTTGGACAGAAGAAGATTTTGTATTTGCGTGTTGCAGTGGTTGTGCTTACGCCTCTGCACAATTTGAATTTCAACAATTTTATCAGATAACTGTTTATGGCCGTGAAATTGAGCAGGAAGAGCAACGACCTATAGGCCAAATTTGTGTCAGGTGTCAGTATTGTTTAAAGTTTCTTGATTTGATAGAAAAATTAGATATCTGCTGTTTGAATCAACCATTTCACAAGGTTAGAAATCATTGGAGGGGAAGGTGCAGGCATTGTAAGGCAATAGAATGATTGGGAAACAAGCTACTCTTCGTGATATTGTTCTTGAAGAGCTTGTCCAACCCATTGACCTGCATTGCCATGAGGAGCTGCTTGAAGAGGTAGAAGAAGCAGTGGTAGAGGAGGAGCCAGAATACACTCCTTACAAGATCATCGTGAATTGTGGAGGTTGTGACACAAAGCTGAAACTCTTCGTGCTAGCTACAGATTTTGGAATCCGGGCGTTTCAGGCATCTTTGCTAGAAAACGTGAGGCTGGTGTGTCCTAGCTGTCGGGAAGATATTCGCAATGGACGACGATAAAGGTACTGATGGTCCTAAAGAAGGATGTAGTTCTTGGTGTTTATTAGAAGCTGCTTGCTCTGATGATAGTGACTTAGATGATAGTTTGGAAAAATTGTTTGAAGATGGTGCAGAGTCAGATATATCTGATTTAATAAATGATGATGATAATGCTGCTCAGGGAAATTCCCGCGAATTGCTATGTCAACAGGAGAGCGAGGAATGCGAGCAGCAGATTCAATACCTAAAACGAAAGTATCTAAGTCCAGAAGCTGTTCAGCAGCTTAGTCCACGTCTGCAATCTATGAATTTGTCGCCTGGGCATAAATCTAAAAGGAGATTATTTGTGGAGCAAGACAGCGGACTGGAGTTATCTCTAAATGAAGTTGAAGATTTTACTCAAGAGTTGGAGGTACCGGCGAGCGCTCCAGCGCCGGCAGCCCAGGGTGGAGTGGGACATATTGACAGTTTGTTAAGATGTAATAAT